ATAGTCAATAGAAGGGTATTTTGGAGAGTATTTTGAAATGAGATTCTCTATGGAATCAAGAAAATCTTTTTTAGATAGTTCTAAGGGCTTAGCAAAGATTGAGAACTTCTTTGACTTGTACCAATAATGAGAAACCGAATTGACATCAATTCCAGCTTCTTTACACTCTTTTTCTAAAAGTGCCTTTTGTTCTTGTTTGTCTAGTCTGTAATCATCAATTAGCTTCCATTCATCTTCACTCAGACGATAGCGTCTTTCAGTTTTCATTTTTTGATTTTCTCGTATGATCTACCTCCAAAGTATGCACCAAAGGCTGTGAGAGCCAGTAGTTGCCAAAGGTCAACCCAAGAATCTTTTATTTCTAATTCAACAAAACTAAAATCAACGATAGTAAATAGAGTAAGTACAAACAAAAGAAAAGCCAAGCTAAGAGGTCGTATTGACTTAGTGAGCCAATTGCCTTGCATATCCGCCTCCCAACGCTTTGTAACTTCTTTTTGGATATCATAGTCATATTCTAAAATTTTCTTTTTGATTTCAGCTTTGACCAGTTCTTTTTCTTCAGCTGAGGTGTGAATCTTATCAATAGCATTCCCCACACTATCAACTAAGTCCTTTGCACCAGATTGAAATAATTTGTTTAGTAAACCCATAAAACGTTTTTTGGTTTGGTTGTATATCTATCAGCTATATCAAAATGTAGAAAGTTTAAAGCCACTCCGATTCTTGTCACTCCACATTCTAAAGCTGCATTGATTAGAGCCATTCTGGCAACGCTATTTGAACAAGCCACATCAACAGCGTATCCGTACAAATGTGCAGAATCTGGAGCTCCTCCGACCTCTTTGTTTTTCTTTTTACTTCTGTAATCAGAAGTGATAATCATTGGCACTCCAGAATAATGTCTAATTTCATCTAATATATTGAGAAAAGCCTTGTCCATCTTTTCAAAATTGTCAAACTCATCTTTCTCGAAGTATCTCATTTTTTGCTTTTTATAAATTCCAGAATTGTGTCAATCTTGCTTTTGATGTACTGCATATCTTTCGCATTGTTTTCATGGTATTTAGAAAACTGCCCTTTCACTTCATAAATACTAAATATAAAAAACTTATATAGAGCATAAACACTTCCTAATAATAAAACCAATGTGATTCCGTATGTTTCAACTAATCTAAAGACCTCTTCCATTTTGTACTTTTTTATATTATTTACCTTGTCCTCTTGATTTTTTCTTGTATCCGCTTTGCCCTTTGGAAGCGTTCTTTGAATGTACTCCTTTACGCTTTTTCCTAGCGTTTTGAGTAAACTTAAAAGATAATCCCTTAGCCATTGTTTTTGTCCTTTACAAGTTTTCTTGTTGTGTATATAATAGACAAAAGCAATAGAACAATCTTTAGCATCATTTCAACTTGAGTGAATGATATTGCCAGTGTTGTTATGTTTAAAGTTAGAACGTCAGAACATTCTTTAAATATTGTTTTCATTATAGCGGTTTTTTATTCATTTCTACATCAAAGCCCAAATCAGCATACCATTCAACTCCAGAACTTAAGGTTCCAGTTCTTCTAATACTTACAAATATAATATCGCCCTCTAGAAGTGATGCGTTTGAAATTGCTCCAGTTTCTTGGTCTAAATCAAAAACATGATTTTGATTGTTTTGACTTGTCAAAGTAAACTGATGAATGACATCAATTGTTAGATTTGTTATTGCTCCAATGTTTGGTGTTGCGGTCCAAATACTTATGACACAATCATCTCCAGAACCAGCATCAGAACTAGCTGTCCCTTTAATCTTTTTTAAAGTGCATTCATAAGGAGCTACAAAAATGGAAAACTGAGAAGCCCATCGATTTGGTTTTCTATCTCCATCACTTAAACTAACTCCACTGTTAACAGAAAAAGTAGATGTTCCAAAAGCGGACAGATAGTCATTTCCATTTGTTCCAGCTGTCAAATAAATAGATTGATGAAAATAAAGGTCAGTTGTGTTTATCTTTTTAATTCTTGGAAGTTGAGAGTAGAGAATGACACTTCCAGCTGGAATGTCAGTGTCAATCTCTATTGAGTCAAATCTCATTGTTGTAGAGTTTCCAAGATTACTGCTTAATGTTAAATAAATGAACTTTTGACTTCCTTTGGTATAAACAATGACAGTTTCCCCAGAAAAAGCAACTTCTTTCCCTAAGTTAATAACACTTAAAGTACTGATTGATTGACCTATTCCTTCAACACTGGTTGTGACTATGTTGAGAGCTTCGTTTTGTAGTGTGTTTTCGTATGCGCTAAGATTCATCAGTAGTTGTTGGTATTTGAATTTGGGATTCCAAGATTTGGAGTGTCAGCTGAATTGTAGGTTTGTCCAGATATGTCAATATTGCATTCAATCCATTGACCATCCCAAATGCTTTTTTCAGCGTTGAATTTTATTTCTTGAGGAACAAAAATCTTTGATCCAGAGATGTTTGAATAAGCTTTGAAAAAGTGAAAATTATCCCTTCGCAATGCTCCGTTAAATACAGAAGCTCCTTGTTTTCTACCAGCTAAAATTTCTTTACATAGTATTTTTGTCATTGCTCCAGTAACTCCATCTCCAGTGGTTTGGTCGTATTTTTGCCATGTTGCAGTCGTCCCACTATCAAAATTAGTGAGTCCAGTATCTGAGAAACATATCACTCTTGTGTTAGACATTGCATTTGGACCAGTTCCTAAATGTACCTTATCTAAGTCAAGAATGTCTGTTGATACTGTTGAACCTTGAGTTGCTGAGAAAATTTGTTCTTGAATTACTGAGTTGTTAACTTGAAATCTTAGAAATTGATTTTGTCCATCTGGAGTTCCTAAACCAAGAGCCAAACCTTGTTGGGTTGGTTGGTCTGGATAAACCTCCATTGTTGATACTACATCTGTATAAGTTACAGTTGGATAAGCGACAACATAAGCAAACCTTCCTAAAACCTCTAAAGATAAAGCTCCAGCCTCTGGAACTGCATTGTAAGTCCCATCTTCAGAGAATCCAGTAATTGATGCTAGACCATTTCCGATATTAGATACTGCGGCACTGTTGGAATATTGTTGAGGCATTGTAGCTCGATAAATCTCCATATTTCCAATCCAAGTTGAAGAAGTTGTCCATACTTTTCCAGAACCTTGAGGAAATGATGTTAAACTCAAATAATAAGTTGTCCCACTATCACCCACCAACTTTAGCCTTGCAACTAAATTTGTTTTCAAAGTGTCAAATCCTACTGGAGTTGTAGGAGCAGAGTTGTTATTCTGTGCAGATGTGCCAAAGTAATTAGGGATAAAATATAGATTCCAAGCTAAATTTGAGTTGGTTTGTGCATTTATATTTCCAAGAGAAACAGAGTTGAAGTTTGTTGAGCTTCTATAAACAGTATCTGATAATGTGCCAAATGCACCACTTGAATCTGTAAAAGTGTTCCACACAACAACGGGCTCAACAAGAAGATTGTAATCATGAAGAAAATCATAAGGAACTTGCACTTTTTGTAATGGAGGTAAAATGTCAAAAGTGCCACCACCTAAAACATTTCCACCACTTGAAACAATTAAATCGTCAACTGCACTCCCGTCAATAGTATTCGAGCCTTTTAGATATTCACGTCTAAATTGACCAGATGACATTTGAGCATAAACGTTGTTTTGAATGAACCTCCATTTTCCTTCTGACAAAAATAATCTTGCACCCCAAACTCGGCAAATTCTGTCAAGCATTTCAAACGAACTGATTGTGATTGCTTCTCCTTGAACAACCTCTTTGAAGGCTCTAAAAATGCAACCGCTTTGTCTTAATGGATCAACACTTTGAGCGACTGATGGCATTGTGTCAGTTGACCAGTTGCACATTGTATATAGAAATCTATCTGATGCACTCCAGCAAAAGGAAGTCCCTACATCATTTAATAAACATTGTCTTATGTAATCAACAAAGGAAGTCAATTGATTGAGTGTATAAGTGTTGTTGTCATCAACTTTTACATCTTCCAATTGGGCTAGTCCGTCTGTTGCTGTCAACGTTGCTTTTGTTCCAGCTTCAAATGAAAGGTTTTGCTCGGAACTAACATCAGAAAGAATATTCCCACACCACCAGTTTTCATATCCAGAGCCAACACTCAAAGACTCTAGAATTTCAATTTGAAATCTTTTATAAGGTGCATTTCTAATATCTTCAATGAAAGTTTCATCAGCTGTGCTTCTGGGTACAATGTCAAAAGTGACAAAAGACGGAATCACTCCAGTAAATCTTGTTCTGTTTTTGCATTGATATTCTAGATCAAAACCTCTAGAAGAAACAGTGAACTCTGTTGCTGTTCCAGAGAAGTCAGAGTCGTAGATGTTCAATTTATAAAATCTTCCTAAATCATTCTGAAAGATTGCTTCTTTTCTTAATCCCATTAGTATCCTCTTGTTCTGTTTCTATTTCCTTTAGCTCTGTCGCTTGAAAGTAAAATGTCAGCACCGCTGATTCTTCCAAAGACTTCAGTTGCTCCACCTCCACTCTTTACAATCATGTTCTGTAATTTATCTAAAGGAGCGATGACTTCTGGATTGCTCATTGTTGTACCTCTACCTTCTCCGACCATAGCAATTGTTGGACCAGTTGCTAGTCCTCCATTTTCAAGCCCAATCAAATCTTTTATTCCAGAAAAGCCTCCAATATTTGAAAAACCTAACTTTCCGCCAATCTTAGTTCCACCAAGCAAAGCATTTAGAATAAGCATTGCAGCAATCTGAGCCATGATTTGTTTCAAAGCTCTTTTTGCAAAATCAATGAAAGAAGTAAAAAATCCCTCTTGACTAACTAAAGCAGAAGAAAAGGCTTGTTCAATAGCTCCTCCAAAGGTTTGATAAGATTGTGTCAAAGAATCATTCAATGTCAATAGGTTTTGAGTGACAATGATGTTTTCTTGCATTTGCTCAAAGTAGCTTCCATCAGTTGCAAATTGAGGAGCTGCCGATGTTTGTCCTCCCGTAGCTTGTACTGGACCAGCTGCAATAGGTTGTATTGATGCTACTTCTCTGAATTTTTTTGTAATTTTCTCAAGTTCATCATCTACTTCAGCATAATTGTCAACATCAAAAAGAGGATTATTTTTCATTACGTTCCCAGCGGTAGAAACCATGTTTTCAAACTCTTTATTAATTCCACTAAAAAGTTTTATCAATGGCTTTGCAGCTAAAGTAATTCCAGTCAAAACAAGACTTACAATCCTACCTTGAGGAGTAAGTTTCATAAAAACAGAAATAATTGTTTTAAGTGCTGTAATGACTTTACCAAATATAATGAGCAAAGGTCCAACAACAGCCGCAATACCAGCAAATTTAACAGCAATTTGTTTATTTTCTGTTGAAAGACTCCTCAAGCCTTTAACAAGACCTTGTAGAGAAGTTTTTAATGGTTCAATGCTTTCAAGAATCAGTTTTCCAAACTCCTCGGAAACATCTCCAAGCTCATTTTTTAGCTGTTGGAAAGGTCCTAAACCAGCTTTAGCAGCCGCCTCAGCTGCTCCTCCATATTGTTTCTCTAGTTCGTTTAAGATGATAGTTTGAGCTTCAGCAAGCCTTCCAGTTTCAGCAAGCGATTTAATGACTTGTTTTTGGTCTTGACTGAATTGGATTCCACTTCTACTCAAAGCTGATAAGTTTGCAATAGGGTCGTTAAGGGCTTTTCCTAATTGAATACTAGCAGACTTCAAATCTCCATCAAGTCTAGTGGCTAAATTTAAAGCTGCTATTTGAGTTCTTTCAAATTGCGTTCCAGCTATATTAGTGAATGTTAAGAGTTGCGCTGTGGCATCTTTTAAAATTACCTCATCTCCAAAAAGTGTTTTTGCTTGCAAATCAGAAGCCATTTTTTGAAGTTCTTTTGATGTAAATCCAGCGGCATTTCCAGTGCTTATGATACCAGCTTCAACTTGTGCAAGTGCTTTTTGTTGATTGTCAAAAGCTTTGACACTTGCAGCACCAAGAGCTATAATCGGCAAGGTCAAATTTCTAGCTAGACTTTTACCAGTCTTTTGCATTTGTTTCCCAAATTGCCCCATTGACTTAGTTGCTTTCCTAAGCCTTGACTGAAACTGTTTATCATCTATGGTTAATACAACGGAGAGCTTTTTTGACATTTTATATTATTTTATAAAGTTTCATTGCGTATTCAGCCGCTTTTCTTTTTTCTTCTAGTTCAAGTTTCTCTTGTACTTTCTCCCATTCAAACTTGACTAGATCTTGTGGATCAAGACGTTGGTTTTTCTTTTTGTGTGGTTGCATCAAAACACAAGCCAGCCATCTTGTCCTTTCCCATTCAAATCTTTCTTTAAGTTCCAATTGTTCATTCCTACCTCTTTGAAGTAAAAAGAACTCATGAAGTGTCAAATTCCAAAAATCACTTGGTAAAAGCCCAAAGCCATAAGCAATAGCTTCCAAGTCATCCCAATCTATTTTTTGTTTTGAGGAGTTTTTTTCTCCTCCTTCTCGTTTCCCTTTTGCTCGAATTTAGCTGTAAATTGTTCTGAGAAAACATCAAAACACTTTTGTAAAGCATCCATGTCATCGTCAAGAATATCAGCAACATCTTCAACTGTTAAACTGAATTGCTTCCCAGCAACTCGAGCTCCGTCTTGGAGTCCAGCCAAAATCAATTGACAAGCATTGTCAAGAGAAAGGTCTTGACCTAATTTATCAAGGTCTTGAAGCGAGGTGTTCGTTTTTTTACAATAAATTCTAAGAGCGTTCATTCCGAATCTTATCGGAAAATCTTTTTTGTTTAATATTACTATTTCAAACATTTTTCGTTGGGTTTAAAAGTTAAGTTGATGGAGAGAGCCGAAGCCCAACTCCACCAACGAAATTAGACTACGTTAGTAGCAAAAGATCCAGTTCCTTGCAATGTGATTGAGTAAACTGGTGCATCTTCCACACCAGCTGAAATCTCCAATGAGGTAATGATTCCGCTTCCAGTGTAAGTGAATCCCTCAGCTGGGTCTTTCTGAAAAGTGAAAGATACTGTTGTTCTGTTCATCATTTGAGTGAACAACTCATCTGGGTCAGTTGTTGAACCCGTTGAAGTAAAATCCATCAATCCATCAGCTTGTAATGTGTGACTTCTTTGACCTTGTAATTGAGTTAAGAATCCAGAGGAATCTTTGTTTGTAACATCTATTACATCAGACGTAGTTGAAAAAGTGCAACTTGTAGCGTGCAGAAGTTTAAATTCTGAGCCTCCACTTGTAGAACTTAGCTTGATAATTAAATCAGTTCCGTTAAATACTGCCATCGTTTCTTTTTATTTAAAATTAAACACTTGTTTGAGTCAAAGCTCCAGTTCCAGACATTGAAACGCTGTAAGTTGAAGCATCTTCAGTTCCACCAGTGATTTCCACACTTGTCACCAATGCTACACCAGTGTACTTGTATCCAGCTGGTGTTGCTAAAGCAAAAGTGAAGTTCACTTCAGTACCCGCTTTCATCAAAAGAACCAAAGATTGTGGTTTTGTTGTTGAAGTTATTGCAAACTCCATTAGACCATCAGCTGAAATGTCAAAAGATTTCAAACCCCCTAAAACTTCCAAAACACCATTAGAATCTTTGTTGCTGACATCAATAGTGTCAACGTTAACCGAAAGTGTACAGCTTGTAGCATGAGCTAAAACGAATTCTGATCCACCAGCTTCAGTGATTGCTTTAAGGACTAGGTCTGTTCCGTTAAATATTGCCATCGTTTTTTTTGTTTTTATTTATTAATATTTTCTTCTATTGAAGTTTTTTTTGTGCTTTTTTTAGGAAGAGCCAAAACTCCCATTTCTTTAAGACAACGATATTCTTTCGGTGTCAATTTATATTTTTTGCCTTTTTCAAATTCTCTGTCTCTGAATTTGCAGTCATCATTAATTTTGTATTCCATATCTTATCTATTTATGTTAAATCTAAAATCCATTGCAACATAGTGAATCCCAGTTTCTCCAAAGCTGTCATCAAAAACGTCATTTGCATCTTCAAAGAAACATTTACTGATAACAACTCCAGCCTCTGTTCCCGTTTTATAGTCTAAGGCAGATCTTATTTTGGAAGCTAAATCTTGAGCTTGAGAATAGTTAACACCGAAAGCTGTTATTTGGCACCGAATATAATCATAAGTTGAAGGTCCATTCTTAGTGTCATTTGGAGTGCTATCAATTACAAAATAAGTTATCGCTGGCATATTTTGAGCATAAGGAATTTTTTGTGGAAATATCCTTGTTCCAACTAGATCAGTAACTCCAGATGTATTTGATAGAATTGAATATATTGCTTTTCCTATGTCGTTCATTACAATCCTCTCTTTTTAAATCGTTTGTCAATTATACTTCTTAGAGATGGAATAATTGAACCCATGACTTTTTGATACTGGTTTCTTTTAACTTTATCAAGATTCCGTTGTGCTGGAATGTTTGGAGTTCCATATTCTAAAAATATCATATATCCAGTTGGAAGCAAATCTGTTCCCTTTTGTTTACCTTTTGCTCTTTTTCTTGGCCCTACACCCACAACTGGAGGAGATGTCCTTTTGTTCTTAATATCAAAAACACCTATTGACTTAACTAAATCCCCAGTATCTTTATTCTTTTTTAAAAGGCTTCTCAGTTCTTTTGTCACTGGCTTCATTGCCTTTCTCATTGCTTGACGTACAATTGTTTTTGTCCCTCTATCAAAAGGAAGCAACTTGTCCAAATCCTTTTGGATTTGCCTCAATTCTTTTTCGTTTATCTCTAGATTTACCATTAGCTGATAGTTAATCTTTCAATAATATCAGCCTCAATCAATGCTCTGTCAGCATCTGAAACTGAATTATTGTAAATTGCTAATTCATATAAACGACCTCCAAAGAAAGAAGTGTTTTGGACTCCGTAATTGTTAACCACAAAATCGTTTGAAGCAACGATCGAACCAGAACCAATCTGAGAACTATTTTTTCTCAAAAAAGCGGTGTCTCCAGTTTGTTGTAAAGTAATAAGCATCAATGTGTCAACTGGCAAAGCTGAGTGAGTTATGTCAACATTCTGACCAGCACCGCTCCCC